CGCGTAGACTGGACATGCGCCGCAGATCTCTTTCGCCCTTCTGGAATGCTTGCCGTCCTCCGGGAAAAACAAATCCGGATCAACGCCTACACAAGCCGCTCTCTGGCGCCAGTGTGTGTCCATCACTCCTCCAATGGGCCGTAAAGGTTGTCGCGTTCCTCGGGGGTTGTTTCACCCCAAACGCCGTGTCGTTCGTGGACCTCGTAGTCGAGGGCCGTTTCCAGGCATCGCTGCTTGACTGGACATGTTCGACAAATGGCTTTCGCCTTGTCATAGTCGAGCTCGGTGAAAAACCAGTCACGTTCATTTTTGGGCAGCCCGAAGCAAGCGATCACTTGCCGACCCCGGCGACCTGGCGCGTTGACTTATTATGTGGCAAGTTGAATCCTAATCTGGGATGTATCTTTCGGCGCCCAATGCTCGAATGGCTGGGGGCCGCTCTAAATAATCGATTGCCCTACGGAAGAAATCCACGTCATCACGGGAGAAACCTAATACATCTAAGTTACATTTTTTACATAGGAGGCCACGAACCAGTCCAGATTCGTGACAATGGTCGACGACGAGGCGGGTTTGCCCAACGCCCTTGGCCCGCTCGCAAATGAAGCACACGCCATTCTGCTCAGAATGTATCGCCCAATATTCCCATTCGGCGAGTGCATACACCTTCTCCCAGCGATTTGCCCTGGCCGACTCTCTCCGCTGCTTTTTCTTCTCCCGCTCGTGCGTAACGCACCGATTTCCAGGAACAGGGGTTCCATCGGGCTTGAGCGCAGGTTTTCTTGCAGGAATTTTGCCGCCAGCCTCATCCGCTATGCGTTTGCAATCGATGCAAGGCTTATCGCTCAAAGCGGATAAACCTTCTCGAAATCATCTACGGTGGAGAAATAGTTCATGCACCGCGCGCACTGTACAATGCCCTCTTCGTTAAGGGTGGCTCGCACGCCGGGTATAACCTGCTCAACCATGAACTTCACATGGGCCTCGCACAGGAAACCCTGGACACAGGAATGGGCGATCAAATACCCCGCCTGATTACCACCGTGGTCGCCCTCTTCGCCGCAGCATTCGACACTGCCATAGGCTTCATCGACCAGTGAGGCGATGTCGGTTAAGGATTGCATCATGAACAACTCCTCAAAGATAGAAATGGCCGATGACACAAGCCGATGACAATGCTTTCGGTACCTGGTTCGCCTACGTGGCGAGAATTGCAGTGGCAGCATTGCGGACGTATATTTTTGCGGATGTATCTCCCACCCCATTTACCAGGAATGGGAAAACGATCCAGTGTCACAGTGTCGATTGTCAGATAAAACCCACACGTAGAACACGGTGCGCAGATACCGTTGCCGAATTCCTTCAGCACCCATTCGCGGAGACGTTTACGTTGCGGAGTATTCACGGAAACTCCTAGATGTAGTGAACGCCGCCGACCTCATCTAAGAGCGCCCACCGACCGCGATACAGGAGGGGGATGTCGGCGGATTCTTCCCAAGGCTTCACGTGCCAACCTTCTTCGTGGGCTTTCGCGGGGTTTTGCGTTACCCAGCCGTGGCAAAGGCGTACTCCATCGCCACAGAGCATGGAGCAGTTGGCGATTTCCCAGTGTCTGGATTTATGGAGCTGGGATCGGTTCTTTCGATGGTGCAGCGTGGAGGGGGCGCCACTGCCGCAGCGTTCGCAGCATTCATCAGCGCGCAACTTCACCAGAGCGCGGCAGGAGCGCTCGGTCAAAGCTGACCATCAACGTCGACAAGGCGACTAGAAACCCATTCGACCACGGGGATCGCCACGCTATTGCCCATCTGGCGGTAGCGCTGGGCGTCGCTCTGGCCATCGGTGCGGTTATCGGGGTAGCCCTGCAGGCGCTCGCATTCCAGCGGGGTTAGCCGGCGAACTCCGTAGTCATCCATTATCGCTGGGTAACCCTGTCCCGGCTTGCCGCCGCCCGTACTCAGATTTCCCGCGATGTCAGTCAATCTGAGTTCACCCCGGGAATTCTCGTGAAATGCCGTGACAATCGGCGTCCCACGTCCCGTCCCGTCCTCGGACGCATCGGCGCCTTCTGCCGTCAGTGTGTGGGTGACCGATCCGGTGGTGCAAATAGGTTCGCCACACACGTTCGGGTCGGGGCAATACCATGAACCAAGACCCTCCAACAGGGCCTCTGTGCAGGTTTTACATAATCCTGCGGGCGCATAAGCAATCATTGGCTTACTCGACCCGCCTGAACCCGTCCTGATCGCATAGGCGGGTTCCCCACCTTCTCCATACTCCAATTCGGCACCATCCTCACGGCCGCGCATGGCCACCGGCATTACGATCACTACTGCCCCGTCATCCAAGGTTGAATTCACCCCTTTGCCGTAGCGACTGGTCAACGCCCCCCCTTAAGGCTGGGGAATGGAATCTGCAACAAGGTGTCCCGCCTGTGCTTGATTGTCGTCGGCACCGCATGTCCCGACACCGTTCGCGGTCAAGGCCGCAACTGGACTCGTAAATGACCCCCGGCCGCCGCTTCCGCGTCGATCCGATAGCCCCGACTCCCGCCACCCTGGAGCGTGCTCACAGTGTGTGTGTGTGTGTGTCGATCTTGATTAGCGGCTCGCTACCGCATTCAGCGCCATCTCCAGCGCCTCCGGTAGCTTGCGGTTCCGCTTCGCCGCCCTGCGCAGAATCCCCTGAGCCGCCTTCGCGCTCAAAAAGTATTTCCGCAGATGTTCGCCCGGTTCCTCCAAGATGTCCGACAATGAAGACTCGACGACGACGTTGGGGGACTCCGAAATGTTGAGCGTCCAGCACTCGCCATGCGAGGCCATACCCGCAGTCAACCAGCGCTTTGACGACGGTTGCCATGTCCCGTCCTCCGTTAATTGACAGGAGACGGGGGACATTTTCGAGGATGAACCACTTGGGATGAAGTTCTTCAAGAAGTCGAACGATTTCCCAGAAGAGCCCCGATCGGTCGCCGGAGAGTCCAGCACCCTTGCCGGCGATGGAAATATCCTGACAGGGGAATCCCCCAGTGATGATACCGCGCTCGGGGATGAATCCGGCTGATCGAAGGTCATCTCCACTCACATTCTTAATGTCATCGAACTGTTTCGCGCTAGGAAAATGTCGGCCTAAGATTTGGCGACAATATTTGTCGATCTCAACATTGGCCACGGACTTCGCGCCTGCCCGTTCGAGCGCTAGCGAGAATCCGCCAACACCAGCGAATAGGTCTACGTGAGTAAGTTGAGTCATTATGCTCCGCAATCGTCTAAGTTCACGTACCAATTCCCTGGGCGTAAGCCTGTCGCACTGACGAGCCTATAGACCTTAAAGCGTCGAGCTTTCTCTCTAAGGCTTTACCGTTCTTCTCCATCACCCGATAGTCGGCATCGGCGGCATCCCGCGCGATTCTCTGCTCGACGGTCTCTAGGACCGTTTGCTTTTTCCGCGCGTCTACCGAGCCCTCGGCTCGAAGGAACGCCTTAGCCTCTGCGATGTCATAGTCCAGATCGGCCTTCTGAAAGGCTCGATAAGCCTCATCGACCATCTTCACGCCCTTTTCCAGGCGCTCCACCGTCTTCTGGATAGCGTCCTCAACGGAGGCTGGATTCCATTCCGACATTCACCCTCCTACAGCTCGATGGTGCGGTAATTCTCCGGGGACTCAATCCGCAAGCCCCCGCAACGGCACCTGCCCAAAGACCCTGCTTTAGCCTCTGCGTAGGCGTAGGTGGCGCGGCGATGGAAGTCACACGCAAATCCTTCGCCTGGGCAGCCGAACACGCTGTGATCGCCGCGGATCATGAATTCGGCGGTGTGGTCACAGCCCTCTATGGCGCAGGGGATGTCGAATTCCAGCTTCTCTACGGAGACTGGTAGAACTTGGGTGTTCATGAGGGCCGGTGGACGATGGGAAAGTATCCCACCACCGCGTCGGAAAGATCGCTAACGACCTTGTTGTTAATCCCGCTCGGGTAGACGCCGACCCACCGGTCCTCGCCGACCTTTGTGTAGGTAGCGAGTGTCCCAAAAGCCTGTCGGACGGTGCCCACGGGACAGCTTCGCTCCTCGGCCGCCTCGCGAAGCTGTCGGCTGAAATATGACGCCCCGGATTCAGAACAAAACGCATCCAGGGTATCGGCCGCCTCGCGGAGTTGCTTAGGTGTAACAGTCATTGATTTATTCCTTCAAATGCCGGGGAAAGGTCGATCATGTCGTGGTCATAAACCACCCACTCAGACCCGTCCCAGTGGTAGATGCGAAGACCCTTGACCGTTCGACCGTGGGTCTGAAGAATTCTCCCGTAGAAAGCCAATTGCAACCAATACCCGCCAAGCGCCGTATTCGGGACCACGCCAGCGAAGGGTGCGAGGATCTTCTCGGGCTTATCCAATGTGATCGACGTCTTATAGTCAGTTACGCGGAGCCCGTCATCGTCGACCTCTAGCCGATCGATAAGTCCGCAACTCCTGGTTGAAGCATCCGCTATGAAACATTCGTAAAACGCTTTTTGGGCCGCGCGCTCCTCTGTAAAGAAGCTCTCCACGATTGGACGAAGAATTGGATTGGAAGTGAGAGCCGCCTCGACATCGCCATCCTTGGTTTTGCGCGACAGTTCCTCGTATTCGCCTCGGAGTTGAAGCGCGGCGTGGACGGCGGTGCCAACGCTTGACGATGCCTCTGCATTTAGTGCCCACATTCCCAGGATGTCATCGACCTCGACGCCATGCTTAGAGGCAACCTTGCCGGCGATCAGATCTTTGGCGAAGGGTTGCTTGTAGCGCCCCGCGAATGTCGATCCACCCGTGTAGCGGTTACCCTCACGGTCGTGGTATGTGTGGGCGACTGGGTCGAATAACACCTCGGCCCCTGACACGAGGCATCGCATCACCTTGCCGCTGGGGGGTGTGGACTCGCGCACCTCCAGGGGCTTCTGTCCGTACTTATTCCAGAACGCCTGAATGTGGCCGAAGCCCGCCTCTAATGCCCCCTCGATGGTTTCACCCTCTACGGTGATTCTCGGAGTTAGGTTTGCGTAGGAACCTGTTGGGATAGTCGCGCCGAGCTCGATGCTGACCATGGATCTCCAATGTTGAAAAGTTGGGGGTGGG